TGCTGGACTTATTGGTATGACTATAGATTTACCTAACGAGGAACTAAGAACGATAAATAAGGATATGAGGAAGATACCTAAGAGTGCAAAGGTGGAGAGAAGAAAAGACAGGAGGTGATCTTAATGGCTAAATTAACAGCAAAGCAAAAGAGGTTTATTGAAGAGTATCTATTTGATTTAAACGCTACACAAGCAGCGATAAGAGCTGGCTATTCTGTTGACTCGGCTTATTCTATAGGAAATGAAAACCTGAAAAAACCTGAAATTAAATCAAGTATAGATAAAGCAATTGCAGAACGGTCTAGACGAACAGGAATAAACACAGATAGAGTTCTTAGAGAACTAGGTAAAATAGCGTTTATAAATCCAGCAGATGTAATAAATCTCGATACCGCAACTGTTAAGGAAGAGGCAACGAGAGAAGGTACTGCATGTATCCAATCGATTAAGATTAAGACCATCCCGACTGAAGATGGAGATATTACCGAAAGAGAGATAAAAACCTATGATAAATTAAAGGCTTTGGAGCTATGCGGTAAACATTTAGGAATGTGGACTGAGAGGATAGACTTAAACGCAACTATGGGTGTTCAGATAGTAGACGATATATATGAATAGAGTAAACCTAAAAGAAATAATTGCTCCAAGCTTCTATAAGGCTCACAAAGCTATTAAGCAAGATAAATATACTCATTACTGGTTCAAAGGCGGCAGGGGTAGCACCAAGTCGTCTTTTATATCTATTCAGATCGTTCTCGGTATCATGAGAGATGCACAACAAAGCAAACTTACTAATGCAGTTGTAATTAGACGAGTTAAAGATACATTAAGAGGTTCAGTATATGAACAGATACAATGGGCTATTTATGCTTTAGGCGCTCAGAACGATTGGGAAATACCAGAATCAAAGCTTCAAATGACATATAAACCTACTGGACAAGTTATTTTATTCAAGGGAGCAGATAAGCCGAAGAAGCTAAAGTCTATCAAAGTAGCTAAAGGTTATATCAAATATGTATGGTATGAAGAAGTTGACGAGTTCGAAGGTCCAGACAAAATAAGAAACGTTAATCAATCGCTACTGAGAGGTGGCGATTCTTATTGTGTATTTTATTCTTTTAACCCTCCTGAGAGCCAAAGAAACTGGTGTAACATGGAGGTCTTGGAAGAAAGAACAGATAAATTTGTCCATCACAGTGAC